CGATGACGACCCCGCCGGCCACCTGAAGGCTCAAACGGAAGCGCAGACGAAGGCTATCACGGAGATACAGGCCACCCAGAGAGCCCAGGCCGAGGCCCAGGAGCAACAGAAGCAGTTTAGCGACTTTATGGGTCACTACTCTACGGCGGCGGCGGCGTTCTCCGAGAGCAACCCGGACTTCGGTGCCGCCTACAAGCACCTGGCGGAACAACGGACGGCCATCTACAAGGCGTCAGGTCTGGACCCGAGGCAAATAGAGTCCTCGATCCAGCGCGACGAGATAGAGGTCGTCCAGAACGCCATGCAAACCGGCAGAGACCCGGCGGAAGCAATTTACGAGGTGGCGAAGGCTCACGGTTACACCAACGAGCCGAAGCCGGAGAAGACCGAGGGCGAGGAGAAGATCGAAACCATTGCCGAGGGCCAGAAGGCGTCAACGACACTGGCGGGGACCGGGAAAACCACGGCCCCCATATCCTTGGAGCAGTTGGCCGACATGGACGCCGACAGCCCCGAGTTCTCCAAAGCCTGGAACGAGATATTCGGCAAGACCGACAACATTTATTCATAAGCGTCTGGGGACGTAAAACCCACCACACTTGAGCGTCATCACCGGGACGGTAAACCGGCATCAGCGGCGGTCCCGCCGTAAAGGGCATTCACCACTTTCGCAAACTTAGATGGAAGGACCATTACAGTGGCTAACACTGACTATGCAGTGGGCCATCCTCTGGCCGTGAAGTTGTGGAGCAAAAAGCTGATGCAAGAGGCGCTCAAGCAGACGTATGCCTCTAAATTCATGGGCAAGGGCTCCGACAGCCTCATCCAGATCAAGGATGACACACAAAAAAGCGCGGGTGATCGCATCACCTGTGGGCTGCGTATGCAGTTGACCGGCGCTGGCGTCCAAGGAGACGGCACGTTGGAAGGAAACGAAGAGGCGTTGACCACATACAGCGATAACGTGTTCATCGACCAGCTTCGCCATGCAGTTCGTTCGGGCGGCAAGATGTCCGAACAGCGCGTTCCCTTCTCCGTCCGCGAGGAGGCCCGTGTGGGTCTCCAGGACTGGTGGAGTGATCGCATCGACACTTGGGTGTTAAGGTTAGGCACCGCCATCCAGCAATGGGTGGGCAATAACTCCGTGAACTCAGGGAACCTCCTAACCGTCTAACGGAAGGACAATCTTGAGCCAAGCCCCTAAGTAGGGGAAGGTGCAACGACTATCCCGAAAGGGAGTAGGGCCAAGCGGCTCGAAGCGCGGAGCATCCCAAGAGGATGATGATATAGTCTGAACTGCATAGAGATATGCAGCGGCCCCCTGGGGCGGGTTAGGTAATTGCGAACCTAACTGAACACTTTGTTAACCAACTCTGTGGAAACACGGACGAATCGGACACCAAGAAGACAGGCAACCAGGCAGCCGTGGCTGCGACGGCTACCACCGGCTTAATCGCCGGCGGCAACCATGCGACGGAAGCCAGCTTGTCCGCGTCTACGACACACGCCTTGATGTTGAAAGACATTGACCGCGCTGTGGCGAAGGCCAAGACGGCGACCCCGATGATCCGGCCCCTCAAGCACCAGGGCGAGGATTATTATGTTCTCTTCGTGCATCCCTACTCGATGTATCAACTGAGGACGGACACCACGACGAACAATTTCGTTGACATCTTCAAAGCGGCCCTCCAGGGCGGCAAGTATTCGGACAACCCGATCTTCACGGGCGCCTCGTTCGTTTACAACAACGTCATTGTTCACGAAACGACCCGAGTCCCGGATATCGTCGGAACGCCTAACTCCGGTTCCGCTGCCGATTTCCGGTCTAATGTTTTTTGCGGCGCACAAGCCGGCATCCTTGCCTTCGGGCGGGACAACGGCCCGAACCGCATGAACTGGACAGAGGAATTGTTTGACTACGAGAATCAGCTTGGTGTGGCCGCTGGCCTCATCGGCGGGTTCAAGAAGACCGTCTACAATTCTTCAGACTCAATTAAGGATGTGGCGAAGTTCATAGCTGCATTCTTCGGGTCCATTGCGCCGCGAGGTGCATTGCAAACTGTGTGAATTCAGGGGACACCCTACCGGATGGTGCCGGGGGCAATCCTGAGCGAAGCCTCGCAAGAGGAACGTGCAACGACTATCCCGAAAGGGAGTACCCCCAAGTGGGGGGAAGCGCACAGCATCCCTAGTGGATGATGAGATAGTCTGCTCTGCATAGAAATATGTAGCAGTCCGAAAGGACGGGTTAGGAATTAACGAGCCTAGCTGAACATAAGGTTGGAACCATCGTCATTTCCGGCTATGCGCCGGCTCAATAGGAGGGATAGATAATGGCTGTTACTACAGTAACTTCCACCGCTGCCCTGCTCGAGCCGCGTCTGGTTCACGCCGGGATCAATGTCGTGAACGTCAAGTATGTTCACGCCGGAACTCACGGGGATGTCATTCTCATGGCGAAAATCCCGACCGGCGTGGATATCGTGGGCGTCTATGGCAAAATTACGACTGCTCAAACCGCTGCGAACGCCACTGTCGGTGTCGCGGCGGGTGGCCTTGCATCGAATGCTCTGGCCCAGTTCGGCAGCTTGGCAAGCGGGGCTTCCCCCGTTTTCTCGGCTCTGGGCTCGACCAAGTACCGCGTGTCACTCTCGGACGACGCCACTACCAGGTTCACCTACCTGTCGGTGTCCCCGACGACTGCCACATGGACGATCAGTGCCACGATTGACCTGACGGTAATGTACGCCGCCATCAATCAGTCGTAACCATTAGGGTGGGGGGCTTCGGCCCCCCATTCCTTTTTAGGAAATTTATGCAACGATACATGGATGTCGTTCGCCAAGCGAGCGTCCTACACGCGGACGGACACCTGGACCAGGCTGCCTTCCTTTACGAGCATCTTCTGGGGGCCGCGCCAACCGACAGCGTTGTCATGTACATGCTGGGGACGCTTTATTCACAGCAAGCCCGTTTCGGGTCCGCCATTATCCTCTTGCAGACGGCGGTAAGCGAAAGCCCTGAACTCGACGCCGCGTGGCACAACCTGGGCGTGGCCTACCGCAACGAGGGCCATATCGAACTGGCGAGGGAGGCATACCAGAAATGCCTCGACGTAAACGGCAAGAACCCAGAGGCCCTGGCGATGATGGCCGGAACGTTCGTCAATACCGGGGCGCCTGAAAAGGGCATCGAGTGGGCTGATAAGTCATTGGCCCTGGAACCTGACAACCCACACGCGCTCAACCAGAAATCGCTGTGCCTTCTGGAATTGGGACGATACGAGGAGGCGTGGCCCATCTATGGCAACCGCTTCAAGTTGCCGAACATGAGTTGCAGCGTCCGGGCCTTTGAATGCCCGGAATGGGACGGGAAGCCGATCGGGAAACTCGCCGTTCACGGCGAACAAGGACTCGGTGATGAAATCCTGTTCATGTCGTGCTTCGGTGACATTGCCGGCGCGGAAGAAGTCGTCATCGAATGCGAACCCCGGCTGAAGAAGGTGTTCAAGCGGTCCTTCGGGGTCAAGTGCTACGGCACCCATGACGAAATGATAAAGGCTGAAAAGGATATCGACGCCTTCATCCCGATGGGCGGCTTGCCGGGGCTGTTCAGGCACAAGATCGAAGACTTTCCCCGCAAGGCTTATCTCAAAGCCTCTCCCGCGAAGGTCAAAAACTATCGCAAGAGGCTGGAGAAACTGGGGGACGGCCCCTATGTCGGAGTAGCTTGGCATGGGGGGACAAAGGGGACGCACCAGGAATTACGCAACCCCTCCCTTGATCTCTGGAAGTGGGTGATCGACGCGGCCAAAATGACCGGGACGGCGACGTTCATTTCGCTCCAATACGGAGAACACGGGCTTACACAGGCCGAGGAACTGGGCATAACTCATTGGCCGAAGGCGGTTGACGACCTGGACGACTTCGCGGCGCTGATCGAAGCCTGCGACCTTGTTGTTTCGGTATGCCAGACGGCCATCCATTTCGCGGGCGGCTTGGGGAAGGAATGCTGGTGCCTGACGCCGAGCCAGCCGGCCTGGAGGTACGGCATTCAGGGACCAATGCACTGGTATGGCTCCGTCGAACTGCTCCGTCAGAAAGGCGCGGAATGGAAGCCGGTCTTCGAGGAAGTCGGGATACGGTTGGGCGACCTTGCCAAGTAAAATGATCAATAGTGAATTAATCAGCCCCGAATACCTGGAGCAAAACCGCCTGAAGCACCAGGCGAGTGAGTGTTATGGCGCGTCGGGCGAGAAACACGCCGCCAAAATCCAGAACCTGGCCAGGAAGATGGGGACCGAGGACATCCTCGATTACGGGTGCGGCAAGGGGACGCTTAAAGCCGCCATGACGTTCGATATCAACGAGTACGATCCCTGCGTCCCCGGGAAGGACTCGCCCCCGGACCCCGCCGATCTGGTGATCTGCACCGATGTCATGGAGCATATCGAACCGGAATGCCTGGACGCGGTTCTCGATGACCTGAAGCGCCTGACCAAGATAGGAATTTACCTGAACGTCGCCATGTATGCGGCCCTAAAGCACCTGCCGGACGGGAGGAACACACACCTCATCCAGGAAA